AAGGCTTCGTCGAACTCGACAGGGTACTCCCCGTACCATGGCTTGCAGCCGCCTTTCCAGTTGTAGTGTTCTGGGCCAGACGGAACGTGTCTGGTTTCAAGGCCCGCCCGGTATGCCTCTTGGTATTCGGGCGTGTCTATCGTCGCTAGCACAATTCGCCTCTGCCGCTCGCGGTTCTCTGGGTCGGACCAGTATTCCTCTAGACTGTCCCTTCGCCGCTTGCGATAATCAGCGTTGGCCCACATCTGCTTCCGAGACTCGCTTTGCCGGAGTCGGTGGCCTGGATCTTCCCATGCCCGTCGCGACCCAGCACTCATGTTGCCGTGAAAACTGGGTGCCTCCCTGGCTTCTGCCATTATGGAGGCGTGCCTCTCGCGAAAACCCGGCCTGTCCCACATTTCCTTGGATATGTCGCCCTTTAGTTTCCTGTAATCAGGGTCGGCTTGGAACTCCCTGATGGCTTCGGTGTACTTCTCGCGCCCTTCGTCAGTGTCCCACAGCCTCTTTATGGCCGCAGCCTGCTTCTCGCGTTCCTCTGGCCTAGACCATCTCAGAGTGTTGCCACAACTCCTGCACCGTATTCTCTGTCGCTTGGTGCTTTCCCCGCAGTCCACACACTTCGGCTCGCAGTCACGGCACCACGCCCATGATTTGGGCAGTGCAACACCGCATCCCTGGCAGTTATTCGGTTTTTCTCTCATGTGTCACCTCCCCAGTGACTCCCATTAGTGTCGGGCGGACAGGTGGGTGGGATGCCCACTCTTCGGGTGCCCCCTAGTCCGCCCGCCAGATAGTTTGCTTAGTTACGCTGCGCCGAGGCGTAGACGTAGTCGACCGAAACAGAAACTGAGGCCGCGGCATTGGTATCGACCACGATGACCGGCGTCAGCAAGTCTGTGATGGTGATGCAGTTGGCTGTGCATGTGCCAACCTCTACCCCGTCCACGTAAAACCTGGCGTCCTCTCCACCGGCATCCACTTCGATGCGCAGAACCTGATAGACGTTGAACGTCGGCCCCACACCAGCTACTACGCCCAGGCCAGTGCCCTGCGTAGTGCCATCCGCTCCCATCACGAACCAGTTGTCCGTGGTGCTTCCGCTGTCGTAGCAGAAGGCCAGGAAGTCGTCCGCCACATTGGCGGGTGTGTCTGTACCCACACCAACGACCGAAGGCATCTCTACGCCAGCACTGTCAGTCAGACCAGCACACACGATGGAGTTGGTCAGGTTGGTGTCGATGTGCAGCCGGGTCTGGAAGACCAGCGAGCCTTGATCGGCCTGATAGACTAGGCCAGCATTGAAGCCCTCACAGTCGGTGCCACAGTTGGTGCCATCGTCTCCACTCGTCAGCAAGTATGATCCAAACTGTTCTTGGACGATAGCCTGTACGGCCTGCGGGTCAGTACCAGAGATCTCCAGAACCTCCGCCTGCACCGCATCGCCCATGAAGTCGTGCCACCACGTCTGTGCTGTGAAGATCGAAGGCACATCTCCGGCGTCGATGCTGTACTCCCAGCCCGTATCCACCTTGATGCCGACCTCGGTCTGTTGAGCGTCTGCCGTGGTCAACGCCAGGTCCACACCGTACAGTTTGTTCCCTGTGCCGGTAGCGTTCGCCCCGGTCAGGTTCATGTCAAGCCCGATGAACGTATCTGTGCCATCCGAAGCACTGTCGGTTGCGGTGATGTCCACGACATCGCCACTCGCGCCAGCAGCGGGGGCGTCGACCAGAGTCAGGCTGTACGTTCCAGCCGTCAGAACTGCCTCTGTAGAGTTAGCCGATCCGATTGTGATTCCTGCATCAGCGTCGATATTGATACGCGTCTCGGGTGCAGCACCGCCCTCAACGACCTGAACTACGAAGTCACAGTCCTCAGCGCCAGTACCTGTCCCGGTACAGTTGGCGACGAGCACTACATGGTCCATGTCGTCGTCGTCAGTGTCGATGAAGTCCTGGAAGACCAGTTCGACGTTGCCGGTTGCAGCATTGACAAGCTCGAACTGATTCTCGGACAGCAACGTCATCTCTGCGTCAGCGTCGATGGTGATTGCGGTAGACACAGCACCTGCCCGCACCGATGCGAGAGAAAGGTCGCACTCTTCAACGCCCGTTCCTGTCCCGGTGCAGTTGGCGATGATCGAGCCGTGGTCCATGTCATCATCGGTCGTGTCGATGTAGTCCTGGAAAACCAGATCAACACTGCCGGTCGCGGCGTTGACTAGCTCGAACTGATTCTCGGATAGCAGTGTCAGCTCGCCGTCAGCGTCGATAGCGACCGCCGTTGATGCAGCTCCGGCCCGGACCGTCACGATATTAAGGTCGCATTCCTCAACGCCCGTGCCAGCATTGGTGCAGTTGGCGCTGATGACCGCGTGGTCCATGTCATCGTCAGTCGTGTCGATGAAGTCCTGGAAGACCAGCTCGATGTTGCCAGTCAGGGCATTCACCAACTCAACTTGGGTTTCGGTAAGCAGTGTGATCTCGGCATCGGCGTCGACGTTGATCGCCGTTGATGCAGCACCAGCCCTCACCGTTGCAATGCCCAGGTCACATTCCTCGGCGCCAGTACCTGTCCCGGTACAGTTGGCCGTCAGCGAGGCGTGTGCCATGTCATCGTCGGTCGTATCGGCATAGTCGCGCATGTCAAAGACTACGCTTCCGGTCGCCGTGTTGCGTTGGCTAACCGGCCCGCCCGACAGGACCGTGCCGGCGGTCGCCCCGCTGGCCACGGTCACGCCAGTGCCGACTGCCTCATCGGCGTCGAGATAGACGGCGTTCGCGGCCGCCTCATCGCCCTTGACATTGACGCTGCCCACCTCGGATTCCAGCGTGAGGTCTCCAACCGAAGTGTTGAAGTTGCTTGCAGCATCGGCGTCGACGCTTGCCGCGCCAGTGACATTCACATCGAAGCTGGTGCCAGTGAACGCCGTAACAGCAGCGTTGGCGTAAGTGGTCCCTGCCTGGATGTCAATCGCGCTGCCAGTCAGGGCCTCGAGCTCGCCGCCACTCTCGACGACCAGTTTTGCTCCCTGGCTGTCAAAGTGAACGGTTGTGTTGTATCCCGCGCCCGTAGGCGCGGGTGCGCACGACACAGCAAGGCCCAAAACGATAGCTACCGTCGCCAGGACTGCCATGGCAATGCGAGTGTTTCTATTGATCTTCATGTGTTTCCTCCATGTAGCCCTACCAGCCCGGCGATTCAGCGAAGCCTAGCTTGGTGAGCCATTCATTCTTGTCTGTTTCCTTGAACAGCCTGCGGTGTTCTGCCGTGAATGCCTCTTTCCAGCCGCCAACAACACCCTTGCGAAACGTAGCGCTGTACTTGGTATCCATACTGGCCTCGGCCATTTGTTCCTTGAGCCCATCAAACTGCGGCCCGAGTTCCGAGGCTCTTAGACCGACGATTGCAGCCGTGCGATCCACGCCATAGCGCAGAATGCGTCCAGCGCAATCAACGCGGTTCTCGATCAGATCGTCGAACCGCACCTTGAGCGTCCACGGGCATGTCAACCACGGAGCGTAGAGTTCCCACCGCTCCATCACGCCGGGATACTCGTCTGTCCCCACGATTACAGCCTTTAGTACCTCATCGAAGCCGCCCATCGCCCGATAGAGATCTTTGTTAGGATGGGCGAGCACGTCTATCTCTGATAGGATATGGTGCGCCTGGCTCACCGCCACGTCCCGAAGGTCGCGGAAGATGAACACATGTGCTATCCCTGAATACCACAGAAAGCGCTCGATCTCATCCTTGTAGCCGACATGGCTCTTGAGATACATACCGGGTTTTAGCTGGCCGATACGGAAGAGCAGTAGCGGCAAGGCCACCCAGTTTGTTGTCCAGGAATGCCCCGAGAACGTACCCACCCATGGAACACCATGAAACTGCGATGGTTCCATCGGGTCGGCTATCGGACGCATCATGTTTGCAACTAAGTGCAAGCCGCTCTTGGGGAACCCATTTAGCAAAACGCGGGGTGCGAAGAACCGCTGGTCCTCCGGCACGTTCCCCCACACCTTGTCCAAATCAACAGTTTGGGCAGGTGATGTGTCGTCAGTGATTGATGGTTCGCCAACAACAGCAATGTTAGCCGCCACTCTGACTCCTTGTTCGGTGGGGGCAGCAGAAACACTGCCCCCACCATAGATTCCAGGTTAGCCCGACAGGTCCAGATTGTAGCCAGTCGGGTACTGCGACGTCGGCTGCGTCACCGGCAACGTCTTGGCGCCGTGGAGCAGGAACAACGCGTCTCCGTAATCGGCAGCGCCGCCACCGGTCTGCTTCAGGGCGATGAAGCTATGCCCGTCAGCCAGGTGTTCAGTGTCCACGTGCATGATGGCGCACTTGTCCGCGTTAGCGGTCGCGAAGACCAGCTTGGCGTAAGTGGCATCGACGACATCCAGCGTGCCGCCCGTGGAGGCCGTGTTCTCCATCAGAGAGAACGTGACGGGCCCCGTCATTGCCCCCATGTTGATGTGGACTTCGACGTGCTTGAAGTCACCCACGTCGATGTAGGTAGTGGCGGGGTAAATAGTAGCCCCGTTCCACGCATCTTCTGGGGCCTTGAGTCGCACGATCTTGACGTCTCTGTAAAACGATCTGTAAGCCATGGTATTCCTCCTTAGGCGGCGATCTTGAGCACGGCGAGACGGTAGGTCTCGCAGACTTCCCCGCCCAACCGACGCCGCATGACGTACTTCACAGTGTTGGTCGATGCGGTGGCAGAGTCGTTGAAGCGATTGACGCTCATTCCGACACGGTCGGCGATGTAGTAACCCTTCATATCGCCGAATATGATCGGATACGCGTTGGCAGCGATGGACGGCAGGCCTTCCTGCATGAACACGGGGTAGCCAAGCAGCATCGGGGGCTCTCCAACCTGCTGGTTGGGCTCCCACAGATACCGTCCACTACCGTCCTTGTACGACCTGATGACCTCGGCCGTGGCCCGCTCCATGTACCACGCAGCGTTAGACAGGTACTGCGCGGCCAGGGCGTAGGTGATGCCGATCAAGCTGCGCTTGGTGGCTGCGCCAGCAGCGCCGCCATCCCACGTCAGCAAGTTTGCATCAGCACTGTCTTCCTCGGTGAGGCTGTGGGCGTTCAAGCTGTTCGGCAGGATGCCGCGCGGCGATGCCCCGCCACCACCAGTGAGGAACTTGTTGTCTTCGTCCACACCGGCAGCCTCAGCGAACTTCTCGGCCAGGAAGGCTTCGATGTTGAAGAAGGCGTCTTCCAGCAAGTTCTGGCTCATGGGCGTGGTGATCATCGCTGTGTGGATCTGGATGTTCTCCAGTCCGAAGGTCAGGTTACTCTCGGCCTGCGTAGCAGTCGGAGTCTCGTCTACCCACGTCACGCGCACGGCCGACGTGTACTGATCGTCTCCGCCCGTGGCGGTGGGGATGCTCACCTTGTCGCGGCTGGTGGTCAGCACGGTCGCCCGCGGGCGCACGACGGTAAAGCCGGGGAGCCGCGAGATCACGCGGGCCTGGAAGTCGACTGGGACAACGTATCCGCCCAGCACGTCCGAGCCCTCGATCATCGTTGCGCGCAAGGTGCTGACGTCGTAGATCCCCTGGTCCATGGCCGCCTTGATGGCGGCAGGGGTATAGATGATGTGGCGAAGAGCAGCACGCTCTTCCCTGTCCAGCTCACCAGTACGCAGGTACTTGACGAATGCTTTCTTCTGATCGTAGAACGCCTGGGCATAGTCGGCCCCATGCAGTTCGGTGAGTGCGGACTTGACAAACCCATCGGGCTCGCCAAAGCGCCGGACGTAAGCGGCGCGCACGCCGCTCTCGGCCGCGGGCGCATCGGGTACTGGAACGGGCTGATTGCCCAATCCCATCCCCGGAAGCGGTGGTCTGACGGGCTCGGGCATGTCCGCCCGGATGCTGTCGACGGCATTGATTTCCTCAATGGCTGCGGCCAGATTCACGGCCTCCTCTTTCAGCGCGCGACCAGTCTCCAGGTCACCTGCCTCGAAAGCCTTTCTAGCCTCACCTTTCTTGAGGACGAGTTGTTCGTGTAGGGTCATGATGTCCCTCCTATAGTTATGGTCAGAGGTCCAGTAGTTCCAGCAGTTCGATCTCGATGTCCAACTCTCGCTGCCTGACACCCGCATCGGCGGGTGTGTCAGACTTGGGCAAGAGTGGCAACTCGAGTCCGGCTGCCTTGTACAGACTTCTGAGTTCTTCGATTGGGCGGTCAACCATACGATACTCCGCTGGTCGCGGGGTCATGGAAGCGTCCACTATCGGCCATCGCGGGATCCATCCATCATCGGCTATCTCTGTCTCCAGAACAGCACCCGGCAGGGTGCCGCTGCTCCACCAAAGTGATTTCTGCGATAGCATGAATCTGATATCCTCGCGATACTTGCTGGCCTTGTTTAACTCGCCCTCCACCCACAGGCCGATACTGTCGGGTAGCATGACGTCCACAAGGCCGATGACAGAGGTCCTGACTTCATCGTGCATGGCATGGTGGTAGAACATTGGAACTCTTCCCACCGCCCTGAACACGACATCAAACTCTTCTGTCTCTGGCGTGAAGTAGGTCCTGTAGGAGTCCCGCTCCTCTGGGCTGCCCCACAGCACAAGGTATTCGCCGACACGGTTCTCGCCGAGAGATCGGATGGGCCTTCCACGGTGGCCGCAGTCGCCCCCGTCGATTACCACGTCCTGTTCCTCGACAACCGTCTCGCCGTCCTGCGCTGGCACCCCCTTCATGGGAGAAGCCTCCTGTTCACCTTCTTCAGCATTCATATGCTCAGCGGGGTCCCCTTCCGGGGCGCCGCGTATAGCCTCAGGGGCAGGTTCTACAGCCCCGTCGTCCAAGGCGCGCATCGTTTGCTCGAGGGCATCCTCGTCCTCGCCTAACATGAGAACAAGCACGCCGCTCTTGCGCACCCATCGGATGCGCAGCTCGGACCACTTCTCCTTGTCAGCGAACTCGATCTCGCCGTTGACCTCGGAGAAGCTCACGCGCCAGTACTTGCCGTTGTCTGCCATCACGACGTAGCCTTCGGCAGCGAAGGTCTCGACGATGGATCCCCAGCCACTTGGCTGGCCGTCTGCCCAACCCTGTGCCACATTCCACGCCAGGTTGATGGCCTCTAGCTGCGCATCCAGGCTCTGGGCCTTGTTGGCAACTGTTGGTTCAGTCATAGTATCTTCTCCTTTGCACCCATAAACACAAAACGCCCATTATCGAGCCAGAGTGGCTGAGATGGGCGCAACTGGGCGCAACTTGTATTCGGTTGTGCTGCTCCGTACTTAGGCCGCCAGCGCCTCCTCGGCGATGGCAACGATGCTCCGCAGCATCTCTTCTGGTATCAATTTGTGCTTGATGAACAATTCAAGCAAGAGTGGCACGCTGGTACTATAAACGTGCTTCTCGCCGTGGTGCCGCGACGTGATGGTCAGTATGCCACCACGCAACGCATATCCATGCGGCCATGAGCACCTGTCACCACTGGTGCAGGTCAGCGGCACCGTGAGCCTGGTCGCGGTCATAGGTGTGTCCTGGCAAACATAGCAGGCGGCGTCCTGTGTCCTATCCGGTCCAGCTGAAGCGGTCGATCTCGTGCGACAACTCCTTGCTGAATCCCGTCGATGCGGCATGGCGTTTGCGGAACGCCCTGAACTCCTTGGTCGAAGGCGACTTCCTGGCCTTCTCCACGATCCCGTATTCGCCAAACGCCACGAAACCCGCTACCAGCGCCGGCCAGATCAAGTCTGGGAAGCTGGGCGTGGTGTACTTCATCGCGACGCGCAAGAGCACTGCGAGCACGGGTGTTACCTCACATAACAGCAGCATCAATGGCGCTCTCCACCGCGGGGGGACGATATCTTCCCAGGGGGCGCCGAAGAAGTTCGCAACCCACGGGAGTACCCATCCCACAACGGCCCATACGCCGGCACTCGATGCCCAAATCAGGAACTGATCAAAGCCCATTGTCATTCTCCTTTATCGCTACTTCTGCGGACGCCGCCTGCTCATCCAACAGCCCGGTAATGTCGGTAAACACAGCCTTCACCGCTACTTCATCCATGCCCGCCATGGCAAGATCCAAGCGGACCTTCCGTGCTATGTGATCTGGCATGATGGCCGTCACGAAAGCCCTGTCTGACGGGACACGCATCTTCTTCAGGTCGTTCAGGGCAGCCCTGCGCCACGCCCTCAATTCCGTCTTCATGGCGGCGGCCATCGCCTTGGTGGCCTCGTCACCGTGTTCGCCCTGGTCCTCTGGGCTCTCCGGCACGTCCTCAGTGTCCGTGCCGTCATCCGTCAACCTGCCCTGCAATTGCTCTGGGTCTTCCGACCCAAGCATGGTCCCAACCTCAGTGTCGCCAGCGGGGTGTCCGCCGAACCGATAGAGCCGCAGCAACCTCACGGGCGTCGTATCGCATATTTCCAGCTTCAGCGGGAGCAACCCCTTCAACTTGCGGGCCTCGTTGATCGTCATGTCCTGGACGTACACGCCGTACTCCTGCACTTCCAATGCCCTGTCCTGTGGGACGATGTCGGCGGCCTTGGCCTCAAATGTGTCCCCGTAGTAGGGACGAAGGGCTATCGTCCATTGGGCGGCGAACTCGTCGAGAATTGGTTGTATGGTGTTTTGCGCAAAGGACATGAGCGTCGCGTACACGTTGTCGGCGTCCAGTTCGCCCGTTACCAGCCCCTTGGGAACCCCCATGACCTGGTAGATCTGGTCTCTGTTGAACTCCCGTGACAGCCTGATCTGCATCTCCTCAAGCGTTTGCTGAAGAACCTCTACCGACATGTCGCCGGCCCGGGTCACGGCAGACGACCTCTTCTTGCCGAACTGTTCCTTGATGGCCTCTTTGGCCACCTGGTAATCCGAGTCTGACATGTCGTGCGGCAATGAGATGATGGCTGTCGGCACGGCGTTGTCCTCGCCGTAGAAGTCCTCTTCCCACTTGGCCTGTTTGATGTCTGTGCGCACAGCACTTATGCTGCCCGTCAGCGAGCTCAGCCCGCTCCAATAGTCCCACCAGTTGGGGAAGATCACCCGCATCATGTTCTCGCCGTTGAGCGGGTACTTCCTGCCATCCACCGTCATGAAGTAGTCCATGACAATCGTGTTGGTCAATGGCGACCTGCGCAATGTATCAGGCCTCGGTGCAACAGTGTTGGCTGGCAAGGGCCACAGCTCTGTTGGCAGCCCCTTCCCCATCTTGGGCGTCGAGATGAAAATGTAGCTCGCCCCCCGCAGGAGATACCACCCAGTGCAATACTTGGCGATGTAGCCATAGGACATCAGGTCATTGGGCCACCGTAACAACTGCTCGAACTCGTGGTTGTCAACGGTTATTAGTCCCTCGCCCTCGCGGACCATCGCCTGCGGCCATGCCTTCCTTGCGGCAACCCTACTGCCTATCAACCGTACAGCGGTGAACACGGCGTAGCTCGTGATAGCCAGCAACTCAGAGTCGCTGCTATCCACCATCTGGCCGAACTGGTTGCCTGACAGCTTGCCCACTAGATCCATCATCACGCGGCGCTTCTCTACCTCGCCGCCCATCTGTTGGCGAGCATAGGCGACGCCAGACGTGACATAGCCAAGCATTTTGCCTAACGCGTTCGGTTCTATAGCCATTGTTTGACACTCTTCTTTAGCCCTTGACGGCTAAACCTCAGTTGTCTACTGGCACAGACGGGTTCACACAAAATCAATCAACACTTTCCGCGCCGGCGCGAACGTCAGGCACAGTGCATCCCAACGGTTTGGGCTGCGCTTGCGGGGCAGCTTCTCCCGCACGGTGTCCTTCTTGGAAATACGCATGCGGCCGTTCTGCCGCCGATACTGCTGTACGAGCAACTCCTCGACCAGGTCCTCGTCAGGTGGCAACATTGCACCGCTGTCCTTCTCTAACCACCGCGCCACTTCCCATCCCAACTGGTCCCGCAAGATAGAGAAGGCATCTCGCTCCAGCCTCTTCGTGGGCTTCTCTGACACCTTGACGGCCTGCGCCCCGCGGCAACCACTGCGCCGCATTTTGGGGGCCATTGCCGCCCCGATGCCAATGGCGTCAACACACGCCCTGTCCACTTCCTCAGAGAGGTAGATGGCTATCGCCTCGTCGGCGGATGCCTCAACGTCTACGCCCCGCCATGTCCTCATGGGAGCCACGTAGCCCCCGTAGCGCAGGCAAACGACGTTGTCGTCGGCCCCGAACTCAGCTATGTCCACCCCCATGACCGCCTTCGTCTGTGTCGGCGGTATCTTCCCATGGAGCGCCACGAACATGTCCCATCGCGCCCTGGCTGCGTTCACCCATGCCCTGCTGATAAGCTGGAACTCGGACTGAGCAGGGTACTCTGCCAAGACCATGTACCAGAGAGACGGTTCGGTGACCTCCCGCCAGCCAGCAGCCAATGGGGCGTAGTCGCCACCCTCGGGCCTCTCTGCAATCGCCCCCACCAGGAACTTGGGGACCTCAAAACACTCATCGGTCGACTTCTCGTCTTCGTGAAGTGGCCTGGACCACTCGTTGATGCGCCTGACGACTGACTCCCTGGAAACAGCACCAGGTATCTCGTTCTGCCCTGTACGGACGTTCGGGTGGTCAAAGGCCGACATCTTGATGACGCTGGCCTTGCCATCCTTGATCATCGTGTGGGCAGCCCCAATCTCAGCCCGGGGGTTGAGCATGATCAGCATTCTGTCGTGCGTGCCACTCATGCAGGACTCTATGCCCCTGTAGACCTCGTCCGGCACAGCATCCCCTTCGTCCACGATCCACAACATGTGGGCGGAATGCTTCCCACTATTGTGCTCAACCAATGCGGTGAGATAAGTGTTGTTGACTGGCACATGGACGCCGACTGTTGGCCTTTCCCCTAACGGGGTGACCGACTTGACTTTATCCCAACGGAACCCGGCTATGTTCCCTTCTCGCCATGTGGCACCAGCCGCCCTACCCCTAGCAAAAGCCGCGCACTCTTCTACTCCTTCTTCCTTGCCGAAGATCCCAATTGTCTCGGCAAACCGAATGATATCTACCTTCCTGACAATCTCAAGCGCCCACTGGTAGTTGGACTTTAGCACACCCTTATATGTCCAGGAGGCCTTCTTCCTACGCACCTTCGAAGCAACCCCAAAGCGTAAGAGTAGCCGTTGAATATCCCTTACCAGACCCTCGTTCTTGCTGCTGTAGCCAATCTGGGCCTTCCTGTAACCGGGGCTACAATTTGTCATGCAAGCCCAGCCATCTGTCGAGAAAAGCCGGCTCAAGAATATGGCAACGTCATCCCTAGACAACTGATTGATGGCTTCTGGCACCCGCTTGGTGGAACTGTCCTTGCCAAGCAGTCCATGTGTTCTGACTAGGTTAAGGATTGGGTTGCTATCGTTTCCAGAACCATCGCCTCGTACCGTGATGCTGTATAGCTTCGGATTGTATTCCGTTGTCCATGCCCCCAAGGCAGAAACCGCTGCCTTGAACTCTGCCAGTTGTCGGTTGTCTTCTTGGAAGAACTGAATCTTTCTGCCGCTGGATACACAGCCATCGCCGATCAAATAGGCCAAGACCTTAATCTCGTTTGGGTCCATGGACAAGGACCCAAAGTTGAACTCTGTGTCTTGTGGGACTAGAACGGCATCTCCCACCTGAAGATCCTCGACCGACGTCCACTTCCCACCACCAACGCGATATCGCCCCTTGACATGGGTGCCCCCGAGTGTCTTAAAACACTGGCCAATCTTGCCAGCAAATAGGGGGTGCCTCCCAGTACGCACAACTTTATGGCCCGAAGACAATACAACCTCGTAAACACCCTCAATTCCGTTGTCAAAGAACTCTGCATCTGTCTCTTCCCGTTCAAAGCCCGGGCTAACACTCATGACCCGCACGGTCTTGCCGATCAGTGACCGATAGGTCACCAGTTCCCCAGTGGTTAGCTCAAATAGTTCATCAGCACCAGTGCAGAACTTCGCTTCCCGCTGCTCTTCCGTGCCGCTCTGCGGGATGCTATGACCTGTTATCCAGGAGCGCAGCTCCTTCCTCTTGCGCTGAATATGCGTTACCTGGAGCTTGGCATCTGCAAAGATCCAAGGGTGCTTCTCTACTACTGCGTCGATCTCGCCCCACAATAGTCGTCTCAGGTTCTTCTCGGGCGGCGCCGCCGTCGTGTGCACCTGCGACTCTTCCCACATGGTGAAGAACCACGCTGCCGCCCTGGCACTGGCGAAAGTCTTGCCAGTTGAATTGGCTGACTTGGCGATGGTTATTCGGTTGTCCCTGACGGACTCAAGCATGAGCTTGATATCATCCGTCAGCGTCTCGCCGAGAACTGTCTCGCAGAACCCCACAGGATCGTCCCTGTACTGCGCTCGCACCTGCTGCAGGCTCGCCGACCGGGCCTCTGTCTCAATATCCGGGAGTACTATGCCCCTCTTGACGGCCACTTCCCTGATGAGGATTATCTGTCTGAGAAGATCGGCGTCGGCGGGCTTCATTCAGCTCCCGAATCCCCAACAATCTCGCCTTCCACAACCTCGCCCTCCGCAGACGCGGCGTATCCGTCTGCAAACAGCTTGGTGTAGTGGGCAAGTAGGTTCTCCTCGCTCATGAGCATGTAGTGTGCCA